AATGTGGCTGTATTGATAAAAGCAGAACATCATTGCATGACACAGAGAGGAGTGAGAGAACATGAATCAGATATGACCACTGCAATTTTACTTGGTGCGTTTGATAAACACGCTCCGTTGAAAAAAGAGTTTTATGATGTCTGTTTGAGTATGAAAGGTCATGGTCAGTAGATTACACAATCAAAGATTAAGGTACAGTGAAGCATTTTATTCTGTACAAGGTGAAGGACGTTTTGTAGGTGTGCCTTCTGTGTTCTTGCGAACATTTGGTTGTAACTTTAGATGTATGAATTTTGGAATAGACAGACATCCTGATAGAGCAGAAAAACTAAAACAAGGGATCAAATACAATCCAGAAGTTAAAGCACTGTTAGATGATGGTGTTTTGGATAAGGTTGACAAGTTTGAAGACTTGCCAATTATACACACAGGTTGCGACACTTATGCCAGTATCTATCCAGAATTCAAAAAATATATGATGGATAAAACGATTGACGAAGTGGTGGATCATGTGTTATCATTAACTCCTGAACGTAAGTGGACAATGGCAAATGGACAAGATGTGCATTTTATACTTACTGGAGGTGAGCCTTTGTTGGGATGGCAGAGGTTTTATGTAGACTTATTTGAACATCCTAGAATGAAGGATTTGAAAAATGTTACTTTCGAAACAAATACAACGCAGACTTTACACAAGGATTTTGAGGACTATCTCAGAAAACAAAACAGATTCGAAGTCACTTGGAGTTGCTCTCCGAAACTTTCCGTATCAGGTGAACCTTGGCACACTGCTATCAAACCTGAAATTGCTCTTTCTTATTATAGGATTCCTAACAGTGAAATGTATTTTAAATTTGTGGTTGCTGATACAACCGATGTTGATGAAGTTAGTAGGGCAGTTGCCGAATACAATCAGGCGGGAATCGACGTTCCCGTTTATATCATGCCATTGGGAGGAAGATCAGAAGAGTACAAACTCAACACAAAAAAGGTCGCAGAATTGGCAATGGCAAGAGGATGGAGATACACTCCAAGACTCCATGTCGACATATTCGGAAACGCCTGGGGGACTTGAGGAAATTAATAAAATGAAATGGAGAAAAAATAATGGACGTGATTAAAAAAGTAAAAGGGATCTTCAATAAAGAAGAAACTAAAGAGACTCCAAGTGCTAAATTAGAGGCTTTGATGAAAGAAAAAGAAGAAGCAACTAAAAATGGTGAGCCGTGGGTGGCTGTGTTGGATACAAAAATAAATGAAGACAATATAAGAAATGGATTCTTTGAACTAGATTGGAACAATGAATTTATTGAAAAACTTTTAGATGCAGGCTACAAAGGCGAAACAAATGAACAGATTGTTGATGCATGGTTCAAAACTATTGCAAGTAACATTCTAAAAGAAGAAGGACTTGATCCAACAAGAGGTGCTGGATATATCAATGTCAAAGATATTGGTAAAGACAAGTCGGAAATTAGTTAAGGAGATAAAATGACAGACTCAGATGAAAAACAAAGAGGACTAGATGCAACAATGGAAAATGAAGGTGTAAGAGACCTTTCACCTATGGTGCAAATATCAATCAAAGAGTATGATAGATTAAAGGAACGAAGTAGGTATATCACAGATAAAGACCTTATTTCAATGATTGATAAGTTGGAATTTTTTGTAAAAGAATTAAGAAAACACATAGTTAGAATAGATATTGATTGATGAACTACATTTTGGTTGATACTGCAAACACTTTCTTTAGATCCAAGTTCGCCATACAAAGCGATTTGGACAGTAAGATAGGTATGGCGTTGCATATAACCTTTAATAGTATTAGGAAAGTATGGCAGGATTTTAAAGGAGATCACGTTGTATTTTGTTTGGAAGGTAGAAGTTGGCGTAAAGACTTTTACGAACCTTACAAAAGAAACAGAAAGAATGCCAGAGATGCCAGAACAGAAAAAGAAGTAGAAGAAGACGAAGTGTTTTGGGAAACATTTGACAACTTCAAAGACTTTATAGATCAAAAAACTAATTGTACTGTTTTAAGACATGAACAATTAGAAGCAGATGATTTAATTGCAGGTTGGGTTCAAGCACATCCTAATGATAATCACTTTATAATAAGCACAGATGGTGACTTTGCCCAGTTGATTGCTCCAAATGTTGCTCAATATAATGGTGTTCAAGAAGTAATGATTACACATGATGGTTACTTTGATGCAAAAGGAAATAGAGTTAAAGACAAAAAAACTGGTGAAGACAAGCCTGCTCCAAACCCACAATGGCTTTTATTTGAAAAGTGTATGAGAGGCGATAGTTCAGACAATGTGTTTTCAGCATATCCAGGTGTGCGTACAAAAGGAACGAAGACTAAGGTTGGATTACAAGAAGCCTTTGCTGACAGAGATTCTAAAGGTTATAGTTGGAACAATATGATGTTACAACGTTGGGTAGATCACGAAGGTTTTGAACACAGAGTAATTGATGATTATCAAAGAAATGTAACCCTATGCGATTTATCTGCACAGCCAGAAAATATTAAAACAATCATAAAAGAAACAATAGGTAGTGCAAACACAAAACAGATTGAACAGGTAGGATTAAAATTAATTAAATTTTGTGCAAAATGGGACCTGCAGAAGATTGCAGACTATCCTCAGAGTTACGCAGAGCCATTAAATGCAAAATATAAACCAAATGAGGTAACAGCATGACAAAACTAAAATTATATGCAAAACCTATATTAGAAAATAGATTCTGGATATTAGAATCAAATGGTCAAAAAATAGGCACAATTTGTAAACAAGAAGATAGACGTTATATGTTTAGTTGTGAACAAGGAACTAGACTGTATGATAATCAATCTCAACTAGAAGAAAGTTTTTCAGGAGATTGGTTTTGGGGTACAACTTTAAGTGCACCTGAAATAGAAGAAGAAAACACTGATAATGATGTGTATGATTATCCTAGCAAGTTCAAACCATTCAATATGGTATTTGATGTAAAAAGGAAACTGCCGCTTTTTAATAAGAGTAAAAAGTCCAAAAGTTTATATTGTGCAGGATATTACATTATTAAATTTGAAAAAGGCTGGGTAAGAAGTTATTGCCCTAAACTATTAACACTGGAAAGATATCCTTTTAAAGGTCCTTTTAGAACTATATTAGAAATGAAAACGGAGTTAGCCAATGCAAACAAACGAACCGATTAACACCAGCAGTTTACAACAATTCATACAGCAAGTTAAAGGTGCTGATATCAGCAATCAAAAAGAAGTGCGAATTCCTATTCAACAAGCCAAACAACTCACATATGCACTTGCCACAATACTTGCCCGTTTAACAGGCGATTATGAAGCATTAATGAGCCGTAAATCAACAGAACAGGATACTGTAGAAGTTAAAGTAGACGGCGGTAAATTATAATACAACCGAAAAACTGATAAATACTCATATATAAGGAACGTATGAGTAGACCTAAACCAACAGTACTTTTAGAGTACACAAACAAGAAAGACTACAAGTCTGAACAAATCCTAGCGGCTGAAGGCATATGGGCAGTGTTTTATCAAGGTAAAGCATTTAACCTTAAGTCCGCTAATTTGCTTAATAACTACCCAGGACCCAAATACAAAAAGGTTAGTTTTTCAAACCCTGGACACGCCTTCAATCTAGCCAAAAAATTGAACACACTATTCAACACTGAAGAGTTCACGGTGGTCAAATTGACACAGGGTGAAACTGTCAGTGAAAAATGAATTGGAAAGAAACCTATACTAAAATCTTCCTAAAACAAGCCAACATATCAATTGGTGAAAACACTCTAAAAGAGTATATGCCTTTGTGGTGGAAGAATAGTAGAAGTAAAGCAACTGGTGGTTTACGACTTACTGATGATGGCATAACATTTGTAAAAGAAAAATTACAGGTACAAACTTATGATGTGCCTTTTCCGAACGATTTCAACCTTACCACACAAACCATTATATTCTTAGACAAATATATTGACTGTCCATACTACCTTGCAGACGATGGTGTCATTGTAACCAACGAAAAGAAGGCTATGGAACTCATGTTATTTTCTGGCGATATTAGAAAATACGGTCTCAATAAGGCAATTTCACGCATAGAAACTGTGGAATAGTTATCCACAGGCTAAATCACCCGCATAATCATTGACGTTTTTGCCCAATCTTTCTGGTTGACTTTTTTGGTACTTGAATATATTATTAAACTATAACAACAATTTATTAAGGAGTACAAAACAATATGCCTAAGAAAAGCACACAAGAGTCTGGATTAACAACTAGACAACTTTCGCCTAATAAAGCAAAGGCGAGTATATTACACGCACTGAAGATTAAGAGACCAATATTTTTATGGGGTGGCCCTGGTATTGGTAAATCTGAAGTAGTTCACCAAATTGCTAAAAACATTGAAGCAAAGGTGATTGATATTAGATTAAGTTTATGGGAGCCTACAGATATTAAAGGTATTCCATACTTTAATTCAAAAGAAAACAATATGGTATGGGCACAACCTTCGGAATTGCCTACATCAGCATTGGCTAAAAAACATAAAAACATTGTATTGTTTTTAGATGAGATGAATTCAGCGGCACCTAGTGTACAGGCGGCGGCTTATCAACTTATCTTGAACAGAAAAGTAGGTACTTACACATTACCTGATAACGTATTGATTGTAGCGGCAGGTAATAGAGAGGCTGACAAAGGTGTTGTATATAGAATGCCTGCTCCGTTGGCAAACAGATTTATCCACTTGGAGATGAAACCAGAATTTGAAGACTGGTTAGAGTGGGCAGTAAACCATAACATCCATAAAGATGTTGTAGGATATCTAACTTTTAGCAAGAAGGACTTGTACGACTTTGATCCTAAATCACCAAGTCGTTCTTTTGCTACGCCAAGATCCTGGTCTTTTGTAAGTGAATTGCTTTCAGACGACCTTGATGAAAACACTGTGACTGATTTAGTCAGCGGTGCAGTGGGTGAAGGACTTGCAGTTAAGTTCATGGCCCATAGAAAGGTAGCATCTGAGTTACCTAATCCATCTGAAATACTAGATGGCAAAATAACAGAAATGAAATCTAAAGAAATATCAGCAATGTACTCACTTACGGTTTCATTATGTTATGAACTCAAAGAAGCAAATGACAAAAAAGATAAGAAGTTTGATGCGAAAGTAGACAAATTCCTTAGATTTATGATGGACAACTTTGATACAGAACTTGTTGTTATGGGTATTAAGTTGGCATTAACTCAGTATCAATTACCGATTGATCCTGATAAGGTCAAATGCTTTGATGAATTCCACGAAAAGTTCGGCAAATATATTACTGCCGCTCAAAGCACCAACTAATAGTGTTTAGAATAGGGCACTTTTCGAGGTGCCCTATTACCAAAAAATGCTTGACTCAACTACCAAAAGAATGTATAATAATAATATGACCGCACAAATAATGGAACAAGAAATAGAAAGATTAACACCAGAACAAATTGAAAGACTTAGACCCGAAGTTTTAGACAAGATTGTTGTTGCAAGAGTAGGATTACTTTTAAGACATCCTTTCTTTGGCAATATGGCAACAAGATTAGTAGTTAAAGAATGTGACGAATGGTGTCCAACTGCCGCAACTGATGGCAGACACCTATACTACAACACAGAGTTCTTTAGCAAGATGTCTAGTAAAGAAATTGAATTCGTTATTGCACATGAAATCTTGCATTGTGTATTTGACCACATGACAAGAAGAGAAGATAGAGATCCTCAACTTCATAATATCGCTTGTGATTATATTGTGAACAACACATTAATGGATCAGAACATTGGTGAGAAACCTAAAGACGTACAAATATTCCAAGACTTCAAATACAGTGGTTGGTCTTCAGAAGCAGTTTATGATGACATCTACAAAAAAGGTAAAAAGGCTATGGAGCAATTAGGCAAACTTTTAGATGAACACATTGATTGGGAGAAAGAAGAAGGAGCAGGTGCTGGCAAAGGAAAAAATAAAGACAAAAAAGATGGTGGCAGTAGACCCGTTTATAGTAAAGCAGAAATGGAACAAATTAAAAACGAAATAAAAGAAGGTATGTTACAATCTGCACAGGCGGCTGGTAATGAAAACCTACCTGAAGCAATACAAAGAATTATTAATCAGTTTACAGAACCTAAAATGAACTGGAGAGAGTTATTGCAACAACAGATTCAAAGTGTTATTAAAAATGATTACACTTGGGCAAGACCTAGTAGAAAAGGTTTTGGGACAGGTGTTATTTTGCCTGGCACAAACTATGAAGAAACAATTGATTTGTGTATTGCTATAGACACATCAGGTTCTATTATGAATGAGCAAGTAAAAGACTTCTTAAGTGAAGTACAAGGTATAATGGAACAATACAAAGATTATAAAATTAAAATATGGTGTTTTGACACTGAAATACACAATGAGCAAGATTTTTCTGCTAACGATTTTGGTTTAGAACAATACACTATAGAAGGCGGAGGCGGTACTGACTTCGATGCGAATTGGGAATACATGAAAGAAAATGATATAGTACCTAAGAAATTTATTATGTTTACAGATGGTTATCCTTGGGATAGTTGGGGAGATGAATCATACTGTGATACATTATTTGTTATCAATGGACACCATGATAAAAATATGGAAGCACCTTTTGGTACAACTGTTCATTACGATAATGTTTCCTAAAAACAACACACCTAATCCACTTAACATCTACGACTGTAGAAAGTTCGGAAAGAAACCTCACGGTTTAGAATTTTTACAATTAGATTACACAATGTTTGATCAGTCATTAGAAGGAATAGAAAAATGGAT